CTGGTGATGAACTCTGTTCGTGGCTAAATCTGGCAAGTCTTTCTGATTTATAATCGGCTTCATCATTAGTAAATGCTTTGTCTATTTTTGATTTAGGGTAGCCTTGCTCTAATAATTCAGACTTGGTTCTTTTGACTCTATGACCGACAAAGCGAGCATCCTCGATTGTCTTAGCATATTTATTAATTAAAAATTCTTCTGGCGGTACAGGTTCTATCCTTACCTGTCCATCATCATATGTTCTTGAAACTACTACATCATGTGTAATATTCTGTGGTGTAAGAGCTATAACATCTTCTGCTGTTTCTTCACCACCTACTTCTGTATGTTCTTTTACTTCTACATTGTCATCTGCTAAGAGGGCGGTGAACTCTTCTTCCGTTAAATTCCTATATTCCTCTCTTAGAGTCTCACTTGTATCATCCCAATAATGCTTGATAATACCGTTCTTTTGTAGTAGAGCATCTTTGAACCACTGGTATATAATGCTGAATCCTGGGTTCTGACGCATAATGACATAGTTTACATAGTCCGTAGACTGCTTTGCCATTTCCACATCTTCTGGTCCTTGAGGCTCAAACTTGACAACCTTATCGCCACCAGTAAATATCTTCATAAGACTAGGCATAATCCATTCTATTACATCCGCCACATCTCTAGTAACAATCTGGCTACGCCCTTCTTGCTCATTTCCATACTTCTTACCGTAGTAACGGTCTAGTGCATCTGAGCGTTGTGTGGTAAGTTTACCATCTAAGTATCCTAAAGAGGATGTAATCTCACTCTCTAGGTGAGCAGCCAGCTCACGCTCTGTCATTTTTCTGGACTTCGCCATAAATTATTTACCTTTATTAATTGGGTATTTCGTTTCCTTTAAAGGTGGCGGACTATTGACTGTTTTCATAATAGCCTTTAAATCTTTAATGTCCTGTGCCATCTCTAATATTTTATTCTCTAACCATCTTGGATTCATACCTTCTCCTATATTATCCAACTCAAATCTGTCTTGGGCAATTCCTTGCTCCAGACACTATCATTACCAGTAAATACTACATCTGTTATAGCTAAGTACCTAAAAGCATCGCTGGCGTGAGAAGTCCAATCGTGTACTGGCTTCTGACTCCAGATTTTCTTTTTGTCATCATAGCTGCTTCTATACTGAAGCAACGCTTCTAATCCCTTCTTAGTGTTTTCTTCATCAAACCAGCATTTATTCAAATAAGTTCTGGTAGCATCAATGCCATCCATTACTTTTAACTTAGGTGCAACTTGAAAATCTATTCCCAAATCAAAGGCTAGGTCTCTGCGAGACTTACCAGTAGAAAATTCTCTAACTACTATGTCATGTGGTGCAATATGAGCACCATACCTATATCCTTTTCTATTAAGTACATCTATATAGAAAGGTAAACCCTCATTTGAACTTTCAAAATAATCTATAACGTGTACTGCTTTTCCTACAAACTGCACAAACCAAATTGAGGTTGCGTCAGCTACGCCTAAATCCCAGCTTGTTACTACTTGTTTAGATGGGTCATAAGGTACTTTCCCAACTCGGTCTTCATCATAGCAAGTTTCAACCTCTTTAGCATAATACGCACCTCTAAGAGCAGCAGACCAAGAACACTCATACTCTTGTTCAAACTCAGTCTCAGCCATGTCTTGCTTTGCAAGTTCCAATTCCTCATCATCTAATATCCCCGTTTCACTCGCTTTATATAAAAATCTAGCCCAGCCCTTTCTTTCCTTTGCTGCGTGGTATAAATCGTAAAAATCATTCTTTCCTTTCGGTGTACCAATAAATATGGCATAACCTTTTCTGTCTGAAAGAGCTGGTCTTATTACCTCAGAGAACATCTTAGGGTTCATCTGGGCAAATTCATCGAGCACAACCCCGTCTAAATAAATTCCTCTGAGAGTGTCATAATTATCTGCCCCGTAGAGTTGTATCCTCGCTCCCATGAAGTCGGCTCTCAGTTCCGCTTCATTAAACCTAACATCTGGAAATACCTTACATAATCTTTTCAATTCATCCCAAGCAACTGTCTTTGCTTGTTTGAATAGTGGTGCTATATAAGCATACCTCGGTGCTGGCTTACCATTCACCAAATCCTCTACAGCACTCTTAATCAGTTGATTAATAGCAAATACTGTTTTCCCGAAACGCCTATGACAGACAACTACGTTGAACCTGTCCAGATTAGTGTGTAAATAGTTCTGTAATTCTCTGGGCGTATAAGGAATTATTATTTCTTTCCTTTTCTCTTCCATCCCTTTCCTGTTATTTTATGAGCACGATTAGTTTCTGCATCATATTTATAATATTGTGGAAGACCACCATTTTGTTTTACAGCTCTATCAATAGCCCTCTCTTCGGGAGTCATATTACCTCTAATAGAACCTTCTATAGTAGGAGTCCCATCTCTATTCAAGTGCCCTTTCTTAATTAAAATAAATTTGGAAAGGTTTTCAGCAACTTTTTCAGACATACCGTCTCTTTCTATCAGTTGTTGTTTCAAACGAGCGTGAATCCTAGAGAGCATTAGTGAACTTTATCGTCTTTATCCCTTAAATATTGGTTAGCATCTGCTATATCTGCTGCATCCGCTGCCCACTTGATGTCAAAAGTTCTATCCTCCACTATAACGTGGTGTTTCGGACTCCATCCGGCCTGAGTCTTTAACCAAAAGGTTGTCATACTAGGAGATTGACCACTAATGGCCATTTCATAGGCTACACCTGCAACTCTCGCAGTCCTCTTCTCTCTTCCTACTAGTAAATTATGGGAAAAGTATTTAGTAAGGGTGGCATTAGAAATACCCATTATTTTAGAAATAGTATGCTGGTCTAAACCTATACATACCATCTCTTCTACCTTAGAGTAGTCATCGTTTGTAGGCTTATATGTCTGCCCACGCTTAATACGTGACTTCTTACCACCAGCTGCCTTTGAAGACGCAGAAAGACCTCCGCTTGGTCGGCCTAGTTTACGTTCTAACTTGATTACTGCATCAGCAGGGATGATACCTCTGGCAGAAGCAACTGCATACCGCAATTCTTCTTCTAGTTCTTTCTCTAATTGTTTTACTTCTTTTTCAGAGTCTATTGTTACTGTACCTTTTTGAGCCATATTATATATTATACCTGTAATTATAGAAATATTGCTTTACAATTCCTAGATTTTATTTCAAAGTATTGTTTTTTAATTAAAATATAAAAAAAGTTATTTACTAAGTGTTTCTTTGTTCTTCATTCTAGGAGTAGCTAGTAACTTATTATAAAAGATAAGCAATATTATACCATAAAAAGCACTACTCGTGTTGACTATTTACATTCCTGTGCCGAAAATAGTTGTATTTAGGCTAAAAATACCCCCTAAACTCCCTTAACACTTAAAAAATAATAATTTTGGACATAGGTTGATTCGTGGAGTCCCGGCACTTGCGGGCGAAAAGGGTATCCCCGCCCCCGACCTTCGAGATTTTCCTCGAGCGAATAATACCCCTACTCTTAGTGTGGTTTGGTAGCAAGGCCGGATTGATTTTTCATAGAGTGTCAATCGTGGAATTTATATATCCGTTCCACTAATACACACACCCGCTAGAGTTTTAAACCCTGTGCATCTCTGGGGATTACATGGTATAATGAATTGTCGGGTTTGCGTCTGCCGTACATCTCCCCGACCAGTGGCAGACAAATTCTTTAACAATCGGAGTAGTATATGATAACAGCAATATGCTTGCCCTGTTATACAGAGGCCAAACCCTTTAGAGGGATAACAAAAAGAGGCCAACTGTTTAACAGGTTTATGAAAGGCGGAGCGGTTTTTACTTCATACCCAAAAGGCCAAAAGCCCTTGAGTAGTGAAAGACCAACCAACCAAGAGTTAGATGAGGCAATGACTTCTTTCAAGTCTTGGGAACGAAACCTTTAAAACTTAAAAAATAGAGGCATTCTTCGGAGTGCCTCTACTCTTTGGGTTTATGTTTGCCACCCATGAGAGCAGACAAGCGAGGGATTACAATGTTATTTATTCCAGAGTACAAGGCAAAAGAAATACCACTTGACGAGGCTGTTGAATCTATGAAAGCATATTCTAATGATGAAAAAGATTTACTTCAAGGCTTGGAAAATTTCAGAGATGAGATTCAAAACAGAACACGAGCAATATCATCATCAGAGATTTATGAAATAAACTGCTACAACACAATCTTTAAAGGTATGCAAAAATTGTTTTAACTTAAAAACTAGAGGCATTTTTCGAAGTGCCTCTATTCTTTAGGTTAAAGTTCACGACCTTAGACAGTGAACGAGCGAGGGATTACATTATGGCGGTAACAATAAATAAAGATGATAAACTAGTATATATGAAAATTAAAAAGAGTGATATGTGTAATAGTAATGCAGATTATTGGAAAAATAAAGAGTACATTGCCACAGTTAAAAAGTATCAAGACAGAAATGGCAACACATACCACGCAGTTAGGCTCGTGAGGTTTTCAGATAATGACGAGATTAGATTCAAGAAATATGGTTATGATTCTCATTACAAAACAACCACAGTTGAAGAAATGCAGAAGGCCGATTGGATAGATAATTATGATGATTACAGTCTTACTTCAAGACACCAACTTATGAACGCACAACAAGATGTGATACATTTTGAAGATATTGGTTATGTAAAAGAGATGAATATGTTAGAATGGAGCAAGTGGTAAGACTTAAAAACTAAGGGCATTTTTCGAAATGTCCTTACTCTTTAGGTTAATGCTCACCACCTTTGAGAGTGGGCAAGAGAGGATAATAATTATGAATAAGTATCACGCAAGTTTTAGATTTGAGGTTTTCCAATTTCTTAATGGATTACGAGAGAGTGGTAAAACTAATATGTTCGGTGCAAGACCTTACCTAGTTGATGAATTTGACTTGAGTAAAAATCAGAGTGCCGAATTACTTTCAATGTTTATGAATAATACATTAATAGAGGAGAAATCAGATGAGATGTGAAAACGAAGTTAGTTATATGGTTGAGATTGGTGATTCTATGCAATACAGGGAGCAGATGGTTCGTTGCCAAACAACAGACCCACATGGTGAACGCTGTATTTGTGAATCGTGTGAAAAC